CGCCTTGTGGTAGCCGAACCACCCGAGGCCGGCCAGCGCGAGCGCGAGGCCGACCCCGAGGTAGACCCGGGTCACGCCTGCGGCTCGCCCTTGCGCTTCGACAGCACCGACCACACGGCGGCGGCGACCGTGGCCGCAGCACCCGCGATGGTGGCGACGGTCTCGGCGTCGGTGATGCCCTTGCCGACGAGGTAGCCACCGATGGCAGCCACGATGGCGCGGACGATGCCCGCGATCTGCTCTCCGTTCATGCTGATCTCCTACGCTTCGTTGTCCGAGACCGGCGCGCCGTTGGAAGCAAGCAGCGGCAGCGCGGAGACGGCAGGGACCGCCGTATTGGGGGGCCAACGGTAGCCCAAGACCCGGGCAGGGTCAAAAGGCGCGATCGTCACCGCATTGGACTGGTTCCCGCCCAGCACCATCAGCCGGCGGCGCTCATCGCGCCCGACGAGGAACCCGACATGACCGGCACCGGGTCTCTTGGGGCCGCCGTTGAAGACGACCACGCACCCGAGGAAGGGGTCGCACTCCACCCCCCAGTCGAGGTATGCCCGCGCGCGGTACCAGTGCCGCGGCAACTGGTGACCGCCCTGCCGCAGCATCTCAGCCACGAACACCCCGCACCATGGGGTCTCATCGTCCGACCACCACGCCCGCAGCTGGCGCAGCCACCGGGCGATGGCCGGCGCTGTCGCCTTGCCGGGGATCTCGCGCAGCCCGATATGGTGGCGTGCAGACTGGACCCAGTGCGGCTCGAGTTGGACCATCAGCTCAGGAAGATGAGCTTCGCCAAGATGGCCGCCATGCCGGCAATCAGGCCGTACCCGACCCGGCTGACCACGGTGCTGAACTTGTCGAGGTCCTCACGGATGCCGCGGTATCGCTCGGCACAGACGGCCTCATGGGTGGCGAACCGCACCTCGAGGTCGCGCAGTCGGTGGTCATGGGTCACGGCTTGGGTCTGCTCGGCGCTCACTGGAACACTCCCATCACTTCACGGCGGGGGACCGAGGCGGCGATTTGCTCGGCTCGGGCGAATCTTTCTGCGGCCTGTCCCGCGATCGGCGCGGCGGCCAGAAGCTGCTGCATCTGCGCGGCCTCCTGCTCGGCCATGTCCATGGCCGCGAGCTCCTCGTCGGTCCGCAGCGCCTTGGCCGGCACGTTGTTGGCCTCGGCGATGACCTTGACCGCTTGGTCGGCGTTGATGCGGCGCAGCACCTTCATGTCGCCCGACGCCTGCGCCACCGGCAGGATGGCCTCAATAGTCCGCAGGATGCCGGCGGCCTCCTCGGCACGCATCAGCCGCGCCAACGGCCCGGTGTATTTCGGCAGGATCTCACCGCCAGCGACCACGTACTCGAGCAGCTGGGGCGGCGGCTCAGGCAGCATCCCGGAGGCCGAGAGCAGGTCGAGCTCGCGCTCGATGATGGGGCCGAGGAACTCCGACTGCTGCCGGCCCATGGTCGGCCCGAGCAGCGCGCCCTTCTCCTGCGCCCGTTGCAGCACCTCGGTCGCCGTCATCACGCGGGGCGACTCCACCAGAATCTGGAACAGCGTGACGAGGAACGAGTCGTTCACCGCCTTGCGCTTCTGGTCGGACATCTCGATGCCGATCGGCAGGTTGCCGCCGGTCATCAGCGGCTGCACCAGCGGCGTACCGTCCTCGCGGAGGTAGCCGTAGTTGAGGGCATTGGGACGCACCGAGAAGGCATTGATGGCCCCCTCCTCGGACAGAATGAGCGGCGGATCGACCATGCGGTGCGCCATCCGAAGCATGGTCTTTTCCATCTCCTGCAACGACTTGATGTCGGCCAGAGCCTCCATCGCAGGGGACCGCCCATAAATCTCACGCGGGCCGGTGACATACCGACCGACCGCATACGGCTGCACCCGGTAGCCGCCGTCCTGCAAGAGGACGCTGCCCTCGCGCGCGACGTAGCGCGACACGAACTGCATCCCCTCCGGGCCTGCGCGACCCTGGCGGTAGTCGCCATTCGGCTTCACGCAATGCACGAACTCAAACATGTCGTTGCCGCGGGAGGCGGCGGCGGACTTGATGCCACGCGGGAGTTTCTCCTCCCAGCCGGGGATCTGCATCGCCTGCCGCGCCGTGAGCGTGAAGCAGCGGTAGACCGTGTCCACCCGCCCGCTATGGTCGAGGTCGATCACGAGCTCGGACAGCGGGATGGCGCGGTAGCGCAGCGTCACGCCCGGGATCTCGTCGATGAACAAGCATGAGGTGCCGAACGACCCGAGGCTCATGTAGCACTCAAACGCCTGCGAGGCGAAGTTGGCGGTCGGCGCATACCGCTGGCGGAACAGGATGTCGCGCAGGGCATCGCACCACCGCTGCACCGCCACGTTCTCGTCGAGCTCCGGGATGCCGGTATGCAGACCGTGCCAGACCTGCGTGGCCGGGGTCAGCATCGAATCCATCGCGGCGGCGAACCGGGGCAGGGCGCGCTGCGCGGTCGAGTCGAAAATCTTCTCCGACCGCTTCTCACCCGGGGTGCGCCAGCCGGTCATCTCGGCCATGCTCGGCCAGACCCGCTCGGCCACCTCCTGCCAGTGCTGCTCCCATGTCCCACGCGCGCCCTTCAGGCGATCGTAGTCCTCCAGCACTTCGGTTGCGCGTGAGTCAGCCATGGTCACTCCCAGAGCAGGAAGTAGCCGTTCTCGAGCGTGAGGTTGTCGCCATCCTCCGCCACGAGATTGCCGACCGGAGCATCATCGCCGGTCCCGTCACGCCGCAGCGTCCGGTCGGCGGTGCGCTCAGCCGTGCGCGGCCACGTACGCATCAGAACCCCGGCGCGGGGATGCGGAGCGCGACGGCGTAGACGGCGGTCGCGGTGGCGATGTTGCAGCGGATCTCGCCGGCCCCGAGCTCGAAGATGCCGCCGCCGGCAGCGGTCAGGGTCGTGTCGATGCCGACATCCTGCGCGGTGCCATTCGGACCCTTGCACTCGAGCTTGACGGTGCCGGGGAAGGTGCCTTCCACCCGGAACTCACCGCGGCCACCCGGCCATTGGAACCACGCGCCGGTCGCGCTGGCATTCGTTGCGAGTCTGATGCCTGTCGCCATATCTGTCTCCGATTAGGCCGCAACGGCCTTGATGACTGCGAACGTGATGACAGGCGTATCGGTCCCGGCTGATGGGACCGTGCCATTGTCGATGTTGCCGACCGAGATGGTGCATTGACCGGCGCTGACCGCGACCACCTGGACGTTGTAGTACTTGGCCGTCCCAGCCGTCAGGCCGGACTTGATGCTCGTCACCACCACGTCACCGGCCTCGATGGCGCTGTTCGTCAGCACGAACTGGTCAGCCTCGTGACCGGAGATCGACGCAGCAAAGAGCGTGACCTGACCGCAGATGGCATTCAGCGTCACCCCGGTCGTGCGTGAAGTTGCTTGCGTGACCACTCCACCCGCGCCGGTCGCGTACCCCACGCCGCCAGAGGCCGAGGTCGAGCGGATGGAACTCGCCGCCGTTACCGCACCGGCCTTGGTCACTTGGAACCGCGCAGCGCCGCCCACCAGCAGGTTGAGCAGCATCGACCCTGCGGCACTGGCCGTGTCGGTCACATCCATCTTGATGGCCGAGAAGGTCGTGGCGACGTTGTTCCAGACCGCGACGAGGTCGGCCACCGCGCCGCCGGCCAACGCCTTGGCGGTGATTTTCTTGGTCTCGACCGAGCCGGTGTCGACGATCGGCAGGACATCCGCGGCAGGGTCGAGGTCGCCCTGCGCCAGACTGTCGAACTGGCTGATCTTCTTCGTCGCCATTACATGCCGCCGCCCAGCAGCCGGGTGGTGCCGACCCCGCCCTGCATCCGGGTCTCAGGGGTGGACATCATCGTGGCGGCGCGCCCGCGACGGCGGCGCATCCGGGTGGACTCGATCTCGCGCTGCTTCGCCACGTCGGTCTCGGGCGGCGGGGGAGGCGGCTCAACCTTCGGCATCTTGGGTTTGAACAGGCCGGACATAACGCACCTCGCGGTCGTGGTTGCGGCGAGTCTAGCC